TTTGGTCGTTATAGTGTAGAAATACTTGGGCGCAGTTATCACCTTGAAACTCTTCTCTCCAATGTTCTAACTCCATGCCTCTATAAACAAGCATATCACCAGGTTTTAGATTAACTAAAATACCTTTGTTATTACTAACAGAGGTGTATTTTTTACCATCAGGTATACCTACATTTTTCTTTGGCTCTAAATGTATTGGCCAAGGATCACCACCTAGATTTAAGGTTGTAGATATTTCACAACTAAATCTATCTTTGTGTCTGTGTAAGACATCACCAGGTTTATATATTCTTGCATAAGAATATGTTGGGTTTAATTTAAGACCTGTTTTCTTTTCCATAATAGGTAAAGTTCTCATTAACAAAGTCTCCATAGCTAAATCCGCATAGTGAGAATATGTATTCGGAACTTGTTGATCAGACCAAGTGCCCCATTCCTCTGTGAAGTTAGAGATATATCTTTCATCAAATAAAGTTCTTGCAACCTTTCTTTTAAGTAAAAAATAATTATAAACAAATTCAGCTATTTCTTTTGGTACAGCCTCTTTGATTACAAGGTATTTATTTTTTTTGAAGCTCATCTTTATCACTCCTTTCCTTTGATATTGATGATTCAACCACTTTAATATTAAAGTGTATGAATCTGAATGGCTCTAAACCTGGATCTACTGCAAACTGGTGCGGTACATAACCTGGAAAGATAATCATCATTCCTGGTGTTGGTCTATAATGAATTTGATTACTTCCTAATGTAATCTTTGATTGATCTTTCATCAATAATTTTGTCATCTCTGCACCAGGTCTTGGATCATGAAATATTGGGTAAGATGTTTTCTCACTACATTTCAAAAAGTAAAATCCCGATACATGTTGATTCCAGTGAACATGCGTGTCGTGATGACCACCACCTTTTTCACTAAACTCTTGCACCCAAAATTCTGTAAAGTGTAAGCTGTGGTTTTGTAAATTAAATCCTTGCCAATTTAAAAATTCATAAGATCTTTGTCCCATGAATTCTACCAGATCTTTTATTTTAGGATCGTTTGAAAAACTTTCACTATGATAAGACAAGCCAAAACTACCTATATCTTTTTTCCATTTAGGTTCATTTTTTAATTTATCTTTTAAATTTTTTTGAGATTTTTTAATATATTTATCTGTTACTTTGATTGCGTTTTTTAAAAACATGGGTGCCTCTGCCACCCATACTGGTGTTTGAAAATAAAATGCAGATTTAAAATCTACATGTCCTTTTGGTTTATTACTACCGCCTTGTATCATATTATCTAAAAGGATAGCCAAGATTCCATATTACTAGACTATGCCTTACTCCTTTCGTTACTGGTTTAACTCTATGCCATACAAAAGATGGAAAAACTACCAAAGAGCCTTTTGGTAATATTTCAGTGCATGTTCTTATAGCACGAGGTTTATCAGGATCTTCATTCCTTAAATCAAATTCTAACTCCCCGCCTTTGTATTCTTTTGGATCTGTTAAACTAACTGTTACAGATAGTTTTCTTATTTTACCTTTTGTTGGTCCTTCGTCTAGGTAAGGTTTGTCCCAACTGTCACAATGCCAATCATAATACTGACCTTTTTTATATATTGTAAATTGACAAGATTCTGACCAATCCCAATCAAAGTTCCAACCTGCATTTTTATTTGCCATTCCAACATAAGGTTGTATTTCTTTATATATCCATCTATCGTTCATCCAAACAATATTTGAATCTCTTTTCTTTTGTAAATTTTTTATTTCGTCTTTTGTAAGAGGTTGCTTTTCTAAATTTCTATCTCTACCAAAACCACCTGTAATGGCCATAATTTCTCTTTGTTTTTCTGCCTTACCATATTGCACAATCATATCACAAATCCTTGGCGGTATAACAGATTCAAAGTACCAGTAATAATTAGATATATTCATAAGTAATTGTTAAAATTGTATTTAAGTTTTTAGATTTATTCGGTGAAAAAGAATACTTATTAGTAGCTGGAAACATTATAAAATGATTGCTCTTCATAGGTAGGTGCCAAGTTCTGTTTTTTCTTCTATTATCATCATACTCAATAATGCATTCTGAGGAACCCTTTTTAACATCGACACCATAAACAAGTGTATAATCTGGTGAGTGAAGTAAATTAACGGGGTCAACTTGATTTCTTGTCCAAGATTTTTCTTCAGGATGCATAATATTACCGTGCACAGTTTTAGTTACTAAAGTAGCATCATACTCAGCCCCCCAATGATCTCTGATATAGT